TTAGATAACTTGATAGGTACCTGAAGAACTCCCCTTACTTACAGGTACCTCTGCATTACTTGTCATCTCATCCACGACAGCATTGGCGATCGCTTCTGCCATCTTCCCTGCCATAGCGAATTCACCATCAAGAACAAACCCTTGCGCTTTCAGTTCGTTTTCTAGCTTCTGTTTCAGTGATGCTTTGCTCAGTGCCATCTTACTTACCTGCAAATACGGTGGTTGATACGTCTACGTGAGGTTTACCAACGAACGGACAGATGGTTGCACCGGTACAAACTCCTTTGCCCCCGTTCATCTTTATCGTGTCAGCATCCTCGTTGATATTGTTGGCGGTGGTTGCCTTGTTCCCTTTGACGGTTTCCGTATGGTCACCATCAATTTCAGCAATGCGGTTTTCGAGCACTTTGATGCGTTGGGTAAGGCATTCCAGCCGATCTTCTTTATCTGTCTTCCGTTCAAAGTTTCCATCTTGATCTACTAGGTGGTAAACACCTTGGCGTTGTTGGTACCGGCTTTCCCCTTCTTTGATACCTGGTAACTTAAAGCCAAGCGGAAGCACACTGCGAATAAAAGGTTTGTCCGGTTGGCCGAACATAAAGCCTATTTCTACAATGCTGCCAATTGCAGGTGGCTCAAGTCTACCGGCGTATTCACCCACACCTGGTATTGGTAGTGGTACCGCCTGAAGAGGTGATTTGTCTTTAAACTCCACGCCCTTTTCATCGAGCAGCTGAACGTCCACCGCATAATGCGGATAAAAGCGATCAGACATGTCGCCCTCTTCTGGCAACTCAGGTAACGCAACCACCTTACCCCATCGCGGTAAATGCCAACGTCCGGTCAGCTCTGGAAACAGTCGGAAGATGATCCGCTTAATTGCATTTACGTCCATGTCAGCTTCACCTCTGTTCCTTGAAAATCAACGCCAACTAAACGGTGTCCATTGACTATCGCACCGGGTCTTAGTTTTGGTATGGCAGGGACTTTCACTGATTTTGACGCTGTTCGGTTGGTCATTAAATTATCTGGGATGCTAACCGGCTTATCAGCCCAATATGAATCTTTCCAACTTCCCACGTAAATCTGACCATTGCCTTGCTGCTGCCAAAACAGGTCATCTATGCCGAATGCTTGGGCTAACTCATCCATGACACGGTAACCATTGCCGTCATTGTAAAAACAAGGGATTGACGTTTTGCTGTAGGCTGCTTCTGGTACCACGAACTGCAACCCCGTTTTGTTGGTTACGTCACTCAGCAGCTGCATCAAGGTTGGATGTCTCAGCGTGACATCAAGTGGCTTGAAAAGTAATGCCGCTAGTTCGCGGCAAAACAATTCTGACCATCCTTTTTCAGCAGGTTGGACTCTCTCAACAAACCCAAGAAACACACGCGATATGCTGTCACCCCAGCCGATGTCTACCGCAACGATAGTATTCACTTTCGGTGAACCTTCCACTTTGATGGAGCAACGAGCCGGCGTGTTTACATCAAAAAGAACACGGTGGTCTTTCGTCTTTACCTTTTGACTGCCGAGATAAGCACGACACGTGAATTTGTTGTTTATCGTCATGAGTCACCTTTAAGCCAAAGCATTATCAATTGACTTGAGCACTTTCATTACACCTGTTAACTCAATACTTGTGTCCGGTGGTACGTCTTCACCCTGTCCAGCTTCAACCGGAGTGGTTACCCCTTGGACTTGCTGCTGTGTCGCAGGTTGGTCTTGTTGGCGTTGCTCAACTCGTTCTGGTACCGAAAGATGTTCTACCAACTCAAACGCGACGCTCCATTGTCTTAGGCTTTCTTGTTCATCGGCTCGGATGGTGCCCTGAAACTTTACCTCACGAACTTTGAGCGTCGACGCAGTTTTGTTACTAATACGATAGATTTGTCGGGCACTTTCTTGCTGCCCACCTGCCATGTTGAAAAGGTTGCTCAAGATCTCAGGTTTACTGAAAGGGATGATGCCACTCACCGCTAACACTTTGCCCTTGTTACCTGTTTCCGCTTGGTCGGTTGCCGAGGACTGACCGGACATATCTTGTCCGGCTAGTTGTTGGCGAACGCTAATACGCAAGTTCTTGAGTGAGATTTGAATGCCGTTTAGGGCTAGCATTAATACCATCCTCACATATATACGACGTTATCTACATAAACAATATTGGACGTCCATTGCCCTGAAGCATTTGCCACGATATGCAAATACAGTGGCCTCTGTGACGGCACATCTAGGACAACCGTTCCATTGTTATTTACGAAGATGTAATCCAACCTTCCGTCTTTTGGATCAATAGGAGTCTTTGTCTCATACAAAGCAATACCCGCATCAAAGCCAACCTCATCTCTTAAGAACGATAGATCTGCTGATACTAAACTTACCCCTTCTGGAACCTCATTATTAAAACACAACGTTCTCGTTCTCACGCCATCGACCGAGCTTGTAGCTCCAAGCTCAATAAAGCCGGTAATATTGGTGTCACCACTCCCTTGCCCAAAATCACCTCCTGCTACAATCTCATCCCTTCCCGCAAAACCATAACCGTTCTTGAAAGCAACTCGATTAAATGTTTGCTGATAGATTGCGCTATTTGCTCCCTTATAGTTCAGAGCAATTTGGGAGACCGTCGCACGAGATACACTTTGTCCTGTTAACACGACGTGTAAATAGTACACACCATTTATCCCTCGTGTATCTGCAATGAACTTGCCGTGATTAGAAGTAGCAGAAAAAAACATTCTTCCCTCTGCAGGGTTGTCGTGATCTATCGTTTGGGTGTTATACAGTGCGACACCAATGTCACCGTCACCTGTGAATGAATCAACCATCAACTGGACATACTCAACGTTGCTGAAATCAACTTTCCGCACAGTGGAAATACTCTCTCGAACTTGGTTTTGTGAACCCGCCAGTTCCATAATAATTGACGCAAAAGAAAATCGACTTTTCCCCTGGGCAAATGCACGTTTTAACGCAAATGGGTATTTTGGATTAAACTGACCGTTCTCATAGATTGGCGTAAAATCAATTGCCTTGCTCTCATTACTCCCTTGAGTAACTTTTTCACCTGTTCGCCAGTCGATAAGTGCGTCATTCGCACTTTCACTAGAGTCAGGGGTGCCAACTAGGTAGTTAATCTGCGCGCTTGTTCGCTTGCCTGTATAATAGAATGCGTTGATGACGCCATTTTTAGCTCTTTTGGCACCAATATATCCACTGTCACCTGTTGATTCGTCAAGCGGAATATAAGCTGCTAATTTTGCCACTCGCACTTGCTGAGAAAACTGATCTAGAAAAGCTTTGTCAAACTCTGCCCGACTAATCAGGATACTTGATGAACCATCAGCCTCAGTGAATCTAGAGTGATGTATAAATTCCACAGTCTTAGATGCATAATCTGGAACCATTTCACCATTTGACAACGTAAAGTTGCGAATTGATTTACTGTCTTTGGGTTCCGTCCAAGTGCTGCCATTATCATTGGACGTCATAAACTTTGCAGGAATAACCTCTTCTGTCGTGCCCATTCGCACTGCAGCACGGGCAATGCATAATAATCGGCCTCCACCGATATCACACCAAGCAGGCTCCGTGACGTCAGTAGGTGAGCCATTGATAAATGATTGTTCCCAACTCTCTCCATTATCATCGGAATAGAAAATTCTTGACTTGTAACTGTCACTCTCAACGGCAAACGTTAGAATTCTCCCGCTTAGCGTTACTAGGAACCCTGAAACATCCCCATTGAAGGCGACAATTGTCTCTCCCTTACTTTGCATCAAGCTTCTTTGCCACGTTGCTCCTTTGTCTTTACTACGGTATACATAGGTCGCATCTGATTGCCCCCCTCCCCATGGAAGACGAGCAATTAAAGCAACATAATCACCGTTCAGCGCTATACCTGAAGCCTGACATTTGTATGAATAATTCCCCTTATCAGACGCGATTACTTGCGGGTACGAAAATGCATCGGAAGACTGTGGTTTTGTACGAAACAAAACCGAGTTTGTATTGATATTATGTCCAGTATTCGTGTTATATACGATGACGAAATCATCGGTTTCCTCATCATACGATACAGTAGCGTGTGTCCAAGATGCAAAAGGGTCCCCCACCAACTCACTAGAGTCAAACGCCTTGCCTTTCTGCGTGTAAAAATACTTATTCCCGCTTAGCGACCTGGCTAATTGTTTAAACTCAGGTTCGGGTCTCAAATCACTGACCGAACCATCTTCTAGCACCTGCGCAATCTTACAAACGAAGTGCTTCACATCCTTACCCGTTGAAGAGTCGATGTAGTCGTCTTTTTCTTCTGCAGTCACCACAAAGTTGAATATGGTCACTTGCTCAGCTGTTGGTGTGCCTTCACGGTGCGCGTCGATGTAGATAAACGATGGCTTGTTTGGTACCTGAACGCTTCGGTCAAATTCCATAGCGACACGGTTACCTGAAACATAACCCGCCCCCGCTTTAATGTTGTATGCACTGCCCGATGGCGTTACTAAGAAACCGTCTTCTATAAACCAGTCTTTACCATTCTGGTCGATGATGGATTGCGCCACATCGCTATCCATCTTCTTCATACGTTCTGTGGCGTTGTACTGCCAACTTGAAGCATCCACAGTGATATTGGTGATCTCGGCAATGTCCTTGTATTCGAGAACAACCGAGCGTACGAGTGTATTACCTGCGACACCTGGTTCATCGGCTGTTTTAGGTGTAAGCGCGTGATGGTCAACCGTCACCAATACGCCATATTCTGAGCAGTATGCACCTGTCCAGTTAAACTCGAACGGACCAACATCACTGGTCAACGTGGTGCTGTAAATTACCGAGTCTGCAGAAAGGCGACCGCGCTGCTCTACTTGTTCTTGGTGAACGATATGGTCAGTTGGTACCACATCATCTGGTTGTGGGTACTCTGGACGATTTGGCACATTGGCGAAAATCATCTTGTCGATAACAAGTGCTTTTTCTTCTGCGTTGAGCTGTGCCAACAGTGCCTTACCTGCGGCGGTTAAAATTGACTTATCAGTGCTGTTTGCCATTTTAAAATTCCTTACCCTTTCACTGTGGCTTGGTAATATTCGCAATCAACGTTGAGCACATTTGGAAGCATGCCAACGTTTAGTCGAGTTTTGATGTGTGATATTAAATACTGCGCTTCTATATTCTTGCTTCGCGCTGCCAAAGGCATTTCTACATAACTGGTGTATTGGTAACGACGGCAGGTTCTGCCGTACTGTCTGATTACTGTATCTAGCAGCTTAGGAACGTTGGTTAAATCGCCATCGCGGATTTTTAAGCTGATTACATCCCAATCCACATTGGTTAAACGTTCATCTTGTCCGATATGCGGATAGCCCAACTTGGCGAACATATCTTCCCAACCTGCAATCGAACCCGCATCACGTGCAAAGCCGTAGGCATGCGCCACACGGATTCGAAATAACTCTTCCGGCTCTTGCCCTAGTCGTTCAATCTCACGTTGCCAAGCAAGGATATTCACTAGTGCCATTGGTGCGGTGAGTGGGTCATGCTGTTGCAGTGGCATTTCGAATGCCGCCTTTACATGTCCCCAATAGTTGCGCATAGCTCGGGCGAACTTTGCCAGCTCGCCTCTACCCATCCAGTAACGCAGCTTTATCTCAGGAATGTTCAATCGACACCTCCAACGTATTAATGCGCGGCACGGTCAGATTGTTGATGATGTCAGCGTTATCAAATTCGAGTGATTCAATCTCAGAGAACTGGGCGTGTAGCTCTTGTCCCAAGCGAGAGAAACTGAATCGAAGCACCGGATTGGTCACCGTTGGCGAGTAGTCCGTGTTTTGTCGGAATGCTGCTCCGATGAATTGCTCCACCTTCACTCGTAACGCTTCGCGGTCTTCCATCGTCAAAGAGCGTTGCGGCCAAACTCGGCAGGTAATATCGTGGGTGGTTTCTGGCATCGCTAGAACTTGCAGGTCATCACCGTGACCATGTTGCCCTTCAATGCGAATGTACTCATTCAAATCGGCAAGCATGTCGGATGAAGGCTCACCCGTATCGAGAAGAATTAACGCGTTGGCGGTACCTGGACCACGTGGGGCGTTATGCTCAAAATACACGTTGTCGTCGTTGATGCCTGCGCGACTGGTAAGTAGCGAACGGTAAGCCGCGTCAATATGCCATCGTGCAACTGCGCTCCATTGGTTGCGAACACGTAAACGCAGTTCATCATTGCTTTCTTTATCTGAACCCGCCTCGTTCAACCATTCTGCAGGGTTGGTCACCGCACCAATGCCCGGTATCGCCGTTGGCAAAATGTGGTAATAACCTTCGCCTAGGTTGTAGCCTGCGCCTTCGTTTTCGGCTTCTACCTCTGTCATTACCATGGTTTCGTTTTCTGGCATCGTGGTATCAGCAAGCACTTTCACACGGTAGATGGTGCCGTTAATTGGCTCGGTCTGAATCCACGTATCTTTTGGGATAACCAGAGCAGGACCTTTCGACGCAGAGCGCTGAAACGCGATCATGCCTTTGGCTTTCGTCGCGCCTTTTCGAGTGAGTTTGCATTGCCATGCCAGCAGGTCGAGCCATTGGTCAACCGCCGTTGCGACAAACATGTTTGGTAGAACATAGCCAACCAACAGAGTGTTAATTAGCCACAAAGTCACACTAACCACTGTTGACTCAATGAGACGCCAGAAAGGAGAGAACGGCGAATCGTTAGAAATGATGCATTCTTCTTTGTTCATTTCTTCCTTGAGCACTTTCTTCCAGCCGTCTTTATCAGTTGGAATGCCGGATTGCTTCACCAGTTCTGAATAATCTGGTTTTGGAATATCAGTCATTGACGCTCTCCGTTGTTCACTATTTCAAATTGCATGTCACCAAAATCAATGGTGGTTGCGAACACGTAAATCGTGCCTTCGGTTGGTTCTTCCAAACGCACGGTACCTGGTACCAGTCGAACGTCCTCTTCAACGAGCAATTCCAACTTGGTGCGAATATCTGCTTTCTTTGATGGGCTTCGCTCAGCGATTAAATCCACCGCTAAGTTGCTCTCAATGATGGCGTGTTTGATGTCTTGGGCGATCACTGCTCGGTCTTGAATCAAGATAGGGTTTCGACCTGCATCGAGCACCACGTCACCGTTCTCAATCAAAATATCTTGGTACTTGTATTCCGCCATTAGCCTGCCGCCATCTCTAATTCAGTCGCCATGTCTTGTGGGCTACTCATGTACGTTGGATAAATCGACACACCGCCGTAGTTGGTTGAGCTCGTCTGGTAATTGGCGATGTTCTTCGCCGCGCCACCTGGTTGAACTTGAAGACGTGGCGAAGCGTTATTCATTGATGATGATTTCACTTGTAGGTCTTCGTCACTGCCAAGACCTGGTATCCAATCAACAAGCCCTTTTACGGACTCCCAAATACCCGCAAGGCTTTCGGTAATCCAATTGAACACACCTGCAAACATGTCTTTCATTGAGCTGGCCATGTCACCGATGAAGGCAAAACCGCTCGTGTCAGTAAAACCGCTCATTACCCATTGCCAACCAGCTTTCAAGAACTGGAATAGGGTTTGGAATGGCAGCATGATAAGAGCAAGCGCACTTTCGATGATTTGGAACCATGTTGTGTCGCCGAACGAGGCTTTCAAATCATCCCAGTAGTAAATCAGTGCACCCACTGCGGCGATGGCTGCGACAACGGCACCGAGCACTAAACCGATAGGGTTCGCCATCATTGCGATGTTCGCTGCCAACATTGCCACTTTGAACGCTTTCAAAATGCTGTTCACACCCGCGACTGCCAAGCCGTAACCCTTAGTAACTAGGATGTACGAAGCCATAGCTTGCTTACCGATACCCACTGCCATAGTGAGTAGACCGTTAATCGCAACAAAGCTAAGAAGCGTGATTCCGGCATAGCCAATCCATTTAGTGATATTTGGGAACAGTTGAGTCCACTCAATTAAAACGGAAGCCCCATCAGCTAATGCACCAACGATGGGAAGTAATGCAGGTAATAGCGCGGCACCAAAGGCAGCACGAACAGAGAATAAACCTTGCTCAAGTCGTTCCCATTGGTCTGTCATTGCTCCCGCCATTTGCTCAGCGACATCAAGTCCTTTCACCTGTCCTAGTGCGTCGATAGAAGTAGCTAGACCATCCGTGTTTTGCATCAGCAATTGAATCATTGCCGTGGCTTCTTGTGTCCCGAAGGCTTTGCTCAGTTCTGCGGCTTCCGCAACAGATACCGTGTCACCGTATCTTCCTTTGATTTGCTCCAAGATATCGACGATAGGAAGTAGCTGTCCTTGCGAGTCAGTAAAAGACATATTCAGCGCATCTTGTGCTTTTGCAGCACCTGCTAAGAATGCCCGATATTTAGTAGCCGCCTCACTGCCACTCATTGTGGATTGAAGTGTGCCTAGAATCGCCATTTGTTCAGTCATGCCAACACCAACCGAAGTTGCCGCCGCACCTACTGAGGTAAAGGCGGCAGACATTTGGTCACCTGTTGTCTTAAACATTTGAACGGCTTTAGCGGTTTGCCCACCAAGCATATTTACCCAGTCAGCCTTACCCATTTGATTGGCAGTATTTTGGAAAATGCCGTACATGGTTCCAACGTAGTTGGTAATCGTTGCGGTGTCGGCTTTAGTCGCTGCTGCAAGCACACCAGACGCTTTGGTAAACTCAGATAGCTCATTGCCATCTAATCCTGCGATCGCTGACTGAATGTCATAGGAAGCCGAAACGAACTCGACTGCTGACTTGCCATATTCGGTTGCAAATTCCATCGCAGTAGTTGAGAGCATTTTTAGCTGCTCATCAGCCACACCGAGTGATTTCACCTCACCAAGTGCGCGGTCCAGTTCAATGGCAGGCATCAATGCACTTTGTAGGGCAAAACCTGCACCTGCTACCCCTGCCGCACCTGCAACCATGGTATGAGTGCCATCACGATACGTGTTAGCCACATCGGTCAAGTTGCGTTGAATGTTGCCCAAAGGTTTAGAAATCTGGTCAACAAGTCCAACTGTGAATCTGAGTGCTTCTGGTAGCATTGATGTTTCCTTTTGCCCAATAAAGCTAACCGCTAAATGCTCTTGCTACGCCATTTGCTGTGGCGACTTGCATGTTTTTCCAATACTGCTGTTCTAACCAAATCGCCCTTGCTAGGTTCTCTTCGCTGTCTGTCTCGCTTGGCAACCACTTGCGTCGCCAAGCAAGCATTTGTTCGAGCTCGTTGGAATCCATAGCCCGAACAAGGGCGTCTATTTTTTTACTTTAATTTGCAGCTTCGGCGTGTATTCCTTCAGAACTTCCCCAACGATTTGAAGTGCTGCGCCTGGGTTACCTTTGGTTAGGTCACGGAAGGCATCTTTGCTTTCGTCCGTTACCGTATTCATCAGAAAGTTGTGAGCAGAGTTCACGATTTCGCCTTTAGCAACTTCACTCATGTAGTCGCTGTATTCCGCTTCTGTTGGTGCAAAGTGAAGTTCTAGATCATCACCGATGGTTAAAACGATTGTTTTCATGCTGCTTCTCGCTCTTTCTTATCTAACTTAGCTTCTAGACGGTCGAATCGACCGTCCATAGATTCTTTAATGTCGTCTACGGCTTCGCGTAGTTCGTGCTTTGTGGCGTACTTTTCTGCGACATCACCACGCAGTCTCTCAGTGGCTAGCTCATTGGCATGGATACGACGATCATGATCTCGGGCGGTGTTCTGCCCTTTATCCGTTCTGCCGAAAACCACATTGATGATGGCGATAAGCAGCGCTATCGTTGCCACAATCGCCGATATCCATGATGAATCCATCGCTATTCCTTCAGTGGCACTTCTTTCAAGCGTTTGCCTTGTAATGCGTTGATGATGTCATCCACGGTTTCTTGCAGAACATCGTTTGTGCTCAGGCCTTTCAAGGTTTCCAAGCCCCATACCACAAGACGTGTGGCGAAACGTTCAAGGATGATTGACCAACTGATTTGAAAGAACAGACCTTTCAGTACTTCCAACAATGTCTTGCCAACGATTCCAGTTAAGAAATTCATGCTGCTTCTCCGATTAGGGATTGATATGCCTGTAGGTAATCTTCTGCGGTTGCTTTACCTGCGCTTGTGTTCCAGTACTTCTTCGCGTACCGAGCCAAACCTTCTAGGTCATCGGCTTCTGGCAAGGCTTCTGGGAACCGAATTAAATTGAGTCGTGCGGTTGCCACTGCGAACTCGGGTGAAATCACCATGTAACGAGGGTCTAAGTGCTCAACGGGGCAAAACATCGACAGTGCATCCAACAAGTGAGGGCGACTGTTACCTAACCACTCGACAAGCCAGCTGAAGGTGGCTGGCTCCATTTGGGTAAAGCCCAATGCGGGACCACGTACTTGTTTTGAGTAAGTAAACTTTCCAGACTCATGGGCAATAATCATCAGGATCAGATTAATGGCCGCTTGAGTGTTCATTGTGCCTTTACCACCGGATGCCATATCTAAGTGGTCAAGGACTGGCTTCATGATTTTCTCAACAAAGAGCTTTGCTAAATTCATCGGTTCATTCGCTCCAATTCGCTTTGACACTGGGTGCAGTAGATGCAACCTGGTACTTTTTGGCGGCGTTTTTCTGGGATTGGGTCGCCACATTCGCCGCATTCATGTGCGCTTTCCCGTTCTTCAATTCGCTTAGCCCTTGCCAGTTGGTTGGCAAGCGCCACTTCTGTGAATTGGGTTTCAAGACCGCAGGCATGGTCGATAACATCTGCCATCATGCCTCCTTGTTATTGAACCAAGTCTTCGGTTTCATCCGGACGCAGGTACGGCACACCGTTGATGCTGACAAAGTCTGGGCTTGTCACCTCGAACGGCAGCTTGTGAACTAATGCACTACCTCCATTCGAATCGGCATCAAGTAAGTCAGAGATTTTGATACGACATCCGAAGGCTTCAATTTTGAGCTCATCTTTATCAATCTTGCCGTAGAACAGCGCGTCAAAATCAGGCATTCCACGCCAAGAGCCGGCTTGTTTTGCTGCCTTGCTCAACTGGTTGAATTGCTGCGTGGTAAGTTCCATCTCACCGCTTGCTTCTACATCGCCATCGACGTAACCATCTGGTACACCAGAGGTTTTATTGACAGCGGAATTATCCGTAATGGATAGAGTGACTTTTTGCGCTTTGAGCTTGTAGTCACCCATTGAAAAATGCATGTTCTTGCCAGAAATACGCATGCTCATGGATTACGCCTCCGTATCTGCAGGGTTAGAGAGATCAAGCCCAATGTTGACAACAATGTGTTTCGGGCAGTTATGAGGGCGAACCATTAAGCCAATGTTTACTTTGGTTTTTGTCATCCACTGAATCGACACATCTTCATCGCGTGGTGGCATGATTTCACCTGGGAACTGAATGCCGCCGATTTCAGTGGTCTTCGACATATCGCGCATGTCTTTACTGAAATAGGTGCGGTTGAGCTCAATACTTGGTGGTGTTGAGTTAAGGATTCGGTCAGCAATACGACGAATCGCTTTAATACGAACGCGGCGGTTTAGTTTGTGAACTGGGCGAACGTATTCAAGGTACTGATAATCGCCGCCTTTGGCTTCCAATGTGGTTGCGTCCGACCAGTACACCCCTTCTAAATCGGCATACCATTGCGGCAGTGAGTAACGTGCGTCTGCTAGCGTAGCGATGGTGCTCATCTCTAATGCTTTCCCTGCGCTGTCCGTTGGCATGTCTCCCAAACTCAAGACTGAGCCTGTTGCGACACGCATCGGACTGTCTGCTACCGTGACGTTTCGATCACATAGACGACCAGCAAGTACACCCACGTTATTGCCGTTAAGCTGAGGAACGGGCGTCACGAGGTTTGCAGAAACATCTTTCACCAGATCAAGCATGGCGGTTTCGTACTCTGCCCACGTTTGGCCTGTATCAGAGGTTGAATCAATGCCCGCACAAGCGGCGAGGAAGAACACCCAACGACCTAGTTTGCTTGTCAGCTCCGTAGCTTTGGATTGCATATCAGTGAACTGAGTTTTATCCGTAACTGGGTCACAGATGGCAATACCTTCGAACGAGTCGGTCAGGTTTGCTAAGTCCACGGCATCTTGCCAAGTATCGTCAGCCGCTAAGCCAACAATCGCACCTGTCCAGTTTTGCTTACCGTTGATCTGCGCCGCTTTCACGTTTTGACCAAGTGCATCGTCCGCAACGACTTCGTCAAGGTTGGTCATGTTATTGATGCGGGTCACTTTGCCTTGCAGTTCGGCCTTGTCAGTACGCCCGATGAAAAGCACGTGACGTTCTATCTCAGGGATACCGCCTTGTGCCAAATTGAGATTGTTAACCTCTACCTTTCCGGTTGCCATTGGTTATTTCCTCTGTTTTGCCTGCTCAAATATCTTGATGAGCTGGCGGTTCACTTCACGTTCTTTACTACCGAGAATCTGACGCTCTGCTAATGGAATATCCCAACTGGTGATATTTGGCTGATTAGAGAGTTCTCGAATGAGCTGTCCTGCTTGTCCGTGGGTGATGGTTACCATCAACTCACGTAAGCTGGCTTTCTTTCGTCCTTTGCCGCTTTTTCTCGGTACCGTGTAACCCAGTTCTCTTAGCTTTCTCGCTTGCCCCTTGGTACAAGGTGCTGAGTAATCCGGTTTGCCCCATCGCTTTTGCATTTGGCGCTTGGTCATTTTTTGCTTTTGACCAAGGTGGTGCCTTGCTGCGATTTTTGCGGTTAACTTATTACTCCAAGTCAAATCAAGCTGGTTGGCGTTTCTCACATAAGGCGTTAAGCCCTTTGCCATCCGCTTTAAAACCTTGCCTTTCTTCTTTCCTTTCTTTGGTTGCAGAGCACGTCCGTTAACGTCTTTTTGGGAACGAATGCGCTTTCTGGTATTGGTCGTTTCCCAACGGCCAAGGGTTTTCAGTATCCAGACTCGCTTTTTAGGTGGCAGAGCCAGCATGGCCAGCTTTTCCTGCATGTTGAGCACATCGCGCTCATTGACCTTAATTTGCGGCTTCATTCACCAACTCCGCTTCTTCTGCGGTGTAGATTTCAACGGCCTGCACTCGGTAGGTTTCCCCTCGCCAAGTGATCATTCCCGCAGCGTCAGGGATCAGCTCAATCGGCTCCATCATTTCCAATTCAATAGCAACGTCGGCTGCCTCACTGCTGATCACATCAACCGAAAGGTCTGGGTCGCCTAACTCATCTTCATTACGCGTGGTGTCGTAATCGCTGAGCCAACAGGCAACCAGAGCAAGTAAGCAGCGAGGGTCCAGAAGTCGGTGTGGAAGCTCTTCAATACTGATCACTGCTTTGTACTTCCAGTGACAGGCGATATAACCGCCGTTCCCTCGGTCTTCACCGTTTGGCACGATGGAGCCGTTTTCCTGCCAGGCATCAATTTTGTTATCGAGCACATTGGAGTTCAGGTGACTGATGATGTAATCCGTCAGGTGTTCCAGCTTGGTTTTGTTGTAAGTGGTTTCGCTCATATCGAGTCAATCCCATTTGCACTGCGGCCAAGGAGCGCACGCACATCTTTGTTACTCTGGGCGAGAAAACGTGCCTCTTGTTCCGGTTCATCCGTTGCCACGCTTTCACCTTCTTTTCGGCGGTCTTGGGTCGCAAACTCTTTCAGCAGCTCGGCGTGAGCCCGACCATAAACCGCACGTTTGTAGAGCATGATTTTCGGGTTGCTCAGCACAGGCTTTTCACCATCTACGATCAAGCTTTCTAATCGTTCTTGAATATTCAGCGCGGCAATGGTCACCGCATAGTTCAAAGAGTCGTTATCAAACGTATGGGGAACACGGCGTAAACTGCGAAATTCAGCCGTAGATAAATCCGGCCATCCTTCACTGGGTATGGCGATATTGACTGCACTGTTAACATTTCCGCCAAAGCTCATAACGGTTCCTTGCTTATTTAAATTGGGCGCCTCTAGCCACTGGGTCGACGGTATCGAATTAGCCGGTTGGCTTCTCTTACCTCACCAGTCGAGGCGCGGTGGCGTAGGAGTCTTTACAGGTTCTTGCCTTCGTTAATGGCGCGAATACGGGCTTCAATCTTCTTGATTTGGGTACCCACCCCCACTTTGCTGTTCTTATCGTGCGCGTGTTGAAGCAGAGCCAATGCTTTTTCCAACGTTTCTACGTTGCCAACCGCTGTGGCTTGCGGCTGGCCTTCTTCATTTCGGATCAGGTATAAACCCGCGAACTTGTACCACTTGGCGTGAACTTTCTCGTGCAGGCGCCACTCTTTCTCGACCTTTTCGAACACCTGGGAGAAATAAGGCTCGATGGAGTGACCACGTTCGGATTCAATCTCCGCCCATGCCAACACTTCGTCAGTACAGAACGTCGGCCAGTCACGACGGAAGTTTTCTGGCGTAGGCAAATCTAGCTCAATGGCTTTCATGCACCACTCAATCGCGGCATCCAGCTCTTTAATGTCGAATAGCCAAACCACCATGTTGGTAAAGATTGGGTTTTCGAACGCTTCGCCACTTTCTAAGTAGGCCTGAACATACGGCTTGTACTTCGGTACCAGCACTTCACGTTTGTGCTTAATTCGATCAGCGATGGCGTTAAATGAGCGTAAATACTTTCGGTCTTCTTCAAACTCAATCAGCTTAATGTGCAGGCTGTCGGTATCTGTACCGGAAACGGCTTCCGGTGCAGACTGGTTAGCTTGCTGTTCAATGAGTTTTCGGCGCTGTTTTGCTAATGGGCTAACCATGCATTACTCCTTAAGCTACAGGCTCAACAACGGTGACAGACTCGATAGCAGCGAACTTATTAAGATTGCCGATTGCATAACCTTCCATACGGATGTGGTTTTGCTTGAAGCGAAGCGTGTCTTCATCGTTCTTTTGCTTGCGCCACTGAGTGCCTTCCTGCGTGAGTACTTGAAGGTTTTTGGTGTTGGTAACCCAAACCTGATCGGCAGGGAAGAACGGCGCTTGATAGGCTTTCTTACCTGCAATGGTTTTTGCCAGTTGTTGAGCAGCTTTGTGCTCGGTAGGCGTGTTTGCCGCTTCCAGTAAACGGTGCTGCTCTGCTGCGACCAAGTTTGAACCGACGAGAACCACAAGATCAGGGTCTTGGCGGTGCTCTGGCGCAATCGTGGTATTGATCAGGTCTTGAACCAACGAATCTAGGTTTTTGTAAGAATCCGCGGTTGCACCTGTTGGGTCGAGTTGGGCTGAAGCAAGGACTTGGCTCGCTTTCTTCTCTTTCGCGATAGTCAGCCAACCTTTGTTGACATCCTGACCAAGTGGATTTGCGACTGGGTCTGTTACCGTTGCAGCCGATGTACCATTGAAACCAACACGTAGAATATCGAGAGCAAAACGGCGCGAGATGGCATTTTGCATCATCTTCAACCACTCATTTTTAGAGCCTGAGTTCGCCCATTGAGTCATGGTTTCCCAAAGAATGTGCGCACCAGAATCAGTTTTAACCAACTCGTAGGTGTTACCACTTTGGCCTACTTCTACGCTAAAGCGCTCATTGTTGCCGCGGCCTGTTGATAGACCATCGTTACCAACATCAACAACCTGACCTTTGATTTGCTGTACAGGCAGCATCGCGATCATGCCTAAGAAGGCATCTGACTGCATAATTGCCTGACGCAGCTTAGTTTCCATTGGCGGCGTAAGGTTAAACATCGTTTGACCTGCTGACGCGCCTGCACTTGTCAACATAGTTGCAGAAAACTCTTGCAGGTATTGAGTTGAAATTGCGTTCAACATTAAAACATCTCCTTAGCTGAGAATTTATCGTCAGCGCCAGAACCATCTGGTTCTTGACCCGGAACTTCTTTTGAAAGTTCAGCGAATTTCGTTTCGAGACCGTTCACTTTCTCAGTTAACGGTTTTAGCTTGTCGTCCAGAGTGGCAGAGAACTGCTCAACGGTTGCGCCCTGATATTCTGGCTCTGACGTTTCTGGTTCGTCTTGCAAGTTGAACTCTTCTTTCAGTTCTTGCTTGAACTCACCTTTGAATGCAGAAAACTGCTCTTGCAGTGCTGCTTTAAGTTGCTCTTCGGTCACGTCGGTGTCCTCTACTTTTGATGGAGTTTCTGGCCCTTCATCGCCAGAAGAGAAAAATTCATTGAATGCCGCGAAAAAGCGGTCTTTGCGCGTGAAACACTCAGAAAAATCGACTTCTTCCAATGCGCTGCACTCTAATTCGGTGGTTTCACCTGATTTACGAGAGAATTGAAGGAGCGAGGTACCTGTGGAGGCTGGGGAGTCAGTCGCAGCTAGGCCCATTAAATAGCAACGCCCTTCGCCCTTGTAATCGGGATTTGGTTCGATGGATGTGAACAGCTTTTGCTTTTTGCGGTTGGCTTCCAGCAAGTATTCGTTTGGCTCCAGCTTCGCGAACAGACGTAATTTGCCGCCTTCCTCTTCCGCTTTAAGCTCAACAACATTGCCCCAGTTTTCACCGTAGCCATAAAATCGACGGTGTTCTGGCCAGATTAGCGCGGTGTACTCTTTCGGGTCATAGCTTGCCGCCATTTGCTCAATCCAATCACGGGTAATTTTGCGCCCGTCTACGGTTGGCCCCTCAGTAGCAATGATTTTCCAGTCACTAATCTTTGGCATTTTGGTACTCAAACTTGTCATTCACATATCGGTGTGAGCAAACAATACGCCTTTGAATAACGGCTTTCAGCCACTTCAATTCCTGAGAATTCGGATTTAGCCAAAATCCGAATTCATCCGAATTTTAGTTAGTCATTTGCGAGTTTTCGGCGCGTATGATGCAGCTATGGCATATTCAGATGAAATAAGAGAAGCCGCGAAAAAGCTCTATTTACGCGGTGTTCCTCCAAAAGAAATTGCAGCGCAACTGAATCTTAATAGTGAGCGCATCCTTTATACCTGGGCGGAGAAGTTCGGCTGGGCGTTGTTGTTGGATGAACTGTCTGTAGAGCAGATGATTAACCGCCGTTTAGCGGTGCTGATAGATAAGGATGAGAAAACCGATCAGCAGCTCAAGGAAATGGACAAGCTAATCGATCACCACGTTAAGCTGTTAAAAGCTCACGCTGATGCAAAAGCCAAAGCAGAGCGACACCTTTCGCAAGGCAGCTCACCAAAGAGTGATAGTGACTCATCAAAGCAAAGCAGCAGTAACGGCAACCGTAAAAGGAGCCGTAAGAAGAACAGCATTGAGCACCTAACAGAAGATGACTTTAAAGGCTGGCATGAATCCCTGTTCGAATACCAGCACACGATGCGTAACAACATCAAACAGCGTATTCGTAATATTCTCAAGTCTCGCCAAATTGGTGCTACTTACTATTTCAGTGGTGAAGCCTTAGAAGATGCGATTCTGACTGGTGATAACCAAATCTTTCTCTCTGCATCACGCGCACAGGCTGAAGTTTTCCGCAGCTACATCATTGCGATTGGTAAAGAGTTCTTAGACATTGAGTTAACCGGCAACCCTATTATTCTTTCCAATGGTGCCGAACTGCGCTTTTTGTCCACGAACAGCAAAACCGCGCAGAGTTATCACGGCCACGTTTATGTCGATGAATACTTCTGGATACCTAAGTTCGACGAGCTGAACAAACTGGCTTCGGCAATGGCAACACATAAGAAGTGGCGCAAAACCTACTTTTCTACGCCATCGTCTAAAATGCACCAGGCTTACCCGTTCTGGACTGGAGACCAGTGGCGCAAAGGTAAAGACTCTCGCGCACATGTCGAATTTCCGACCTTTGATGAATTCCGAGATGGCGGGCGACTCTGCCCCGACAAACAGTGGCGTTATGTTGTCACCATTGAAGATGCGGCAAACGGTGGCTGTGACCTATTCGACATTGACGAGCTGCGCGAAGAATACAGTGATGATGACTTCAAAAACCTGTTTATGTGTGTGTTTGTCGATGGTTCGTTGTCTGTCTTCAAATTCTCTGACCTTGAAAAAGGCATGGTGGATGCCGCTCACTGGCAAGATTTCAAACCAAATAACAAACGCCCTTTTGCCACTCGAGAAGTTTGGTTGGGTTATGACCCAAGCCGCACCCGAGACAATGCCTGTTTGGTGGTTGTCGCTCCGCCTGTCGTAGCGGGTGAACGTTTCCGTGTTTTAGAAAAGCACTATTGGAAAGGGCTGAACTTCCAATATCACGTTTCAGAAATAGACAAAGTCTTTCAGCGCTACAAAGTAACTTACATCGGAGTCGATACCACGGGTATTGGTGGCGGTGTTTGGGACTTAATTTCTAAGAAATACCCACGTGAAGCTCACGCCATCCACTACAGCAACGAAAACAAAAACCGCTTGGTAATGAAGATGATTGACGTAGTAGAAGCCAAACGCCTGCAGTTTGATGCCGAACACAAAGACATTGCCATGGCGTTTATGGCGATTAAGCGCGTCCCAACGGCCAGCGGTAACGCCATGACCTTTAAAGCAGAACGCAGCGAAACGACCGGACACGCCGATGCATTCTGGGCAATCTCTCACGCCATCATTAACGAGCCGTTAGATCACTCAACACCAACTAAATCAACCTGGGCCACTGCAGCATGACCGAGCAAATGAACACTTTAGTCAAACAAGAAGAACACGTACCAGAGTCGGTCTATCACATCGACTCTTCACCAGAGGCCATCGACTCAAACAGTTGGATGACCACCTATTCAGATTTGTTCTACAACGATGCCGACAACTATTGGGAGCCACCGATTTCACGCAGTGGCTTAGCTGATATTGCTCGTGCCAACGCCTACCACGGTTCACTACTTATTGCTCGGGCTAATTATGTAGCTGGGCGCTTCCTAAATGGAGGCGCGACCCGCCGCCGACACATCCAAGCCTTTTGCCGTGATTACTTCACCTTTGGTGATGCTGCATTTCTTAAAATCCGCGACGGTTTCAAACGTGTGGTTCGTTTGCATCCATTACCTGGCATGTACCTTCGCAGACGCAAAAACGGCAATTTCGTCATTCTGGAACGCGATAACCAGCAGCGGGAATATCGCAAGGAAGATGTTATTTTCTTGCCTCAGTACGACCCGCAGCAGCAAATCTACGGTTTGGCGGATTACCTTGGCAGCATTCAGAGCAGCTTGCTGAACAAAGACGCGACTTTGTTCCGCCGCCGCTACTATAAGAACGGCGCACACATGGGCTTTATCTTCTACGCCACCGACCCAAACCTTAGTGAAGAAGATGAAGAAATGTTGAAGCAGAAGATCGCCAGTTCTAAAGGCGTGGGTAACTTCCGCAGTATGTTTGTAAACATTCCGAACGGCAAAGAGAAAGGGATTCAGCTGATTCCGGTTGGTGATATCGCCACCAAAGATGAGTTTGAGCGCATCAAAAACATTACCGCACAGGATATTCTTGTCGGCCACCGTTTCCCAGTAGGTAAGGCTGGCATTATTCCGCAGGGAACGACCAGTTTAGGCGACCCAACGAAGATAGGCAGTGAATACGCCAAGGATGAGATCATTCCGGTATGCGAGCTGATTATGGATGAAGTGAACTCAGACCCAGAGGTGCCTAAGCATCTTCATTTGAAGTTTGATGTACAAACAAGCGAAATCGTATAGTTTTTAAGAAGAAAACCACTAATTACTGTCCTGCCTTGATGGAGGTTAACACCAGCCTTGTTCGGTCGCAGTTGGCAGCAAATGATTTGACAATATTCATCAATATATGTCTATAATCGTTAAATGAAACGAGCTTGCGTATCAATTTTCGATCACAAAGCTCGTAAAGACGAGATATCAAACCATCAAAAGGAGGGCGTATGTTTAAGTGGTTCCAAAAACCAGATGAATCGGATCGTCTTCTTAAGATCATGAAAACTAACCGTTCACGAGTAATTATCAGTAAGAATGGCGTTGTTCGTCTTAATCTTGAGGATAAAGATGTCCAAGATAAAATCCGTAAGGATATGGAAAAACTTGGTCAACTAGAGGCTATGTAACGACCAATGGGAGTAGTTTTAGTCGCTGTTGCTCTCGTAGCTGGATACATCTTTTCTCATCAACACTTATCGTCTCGATATAAACTCAGCAGAACTGACGGCTGGCACTCATATTTTTACGTCGCCTATCGAGGCGTTATCTTCAGTCTAGTAAGTGCAGCCTTCTGTATTACTATCGACTACTTCGATTGTATTTCCAAACTACTCTCTAGGTACGATACAACCCTCTCAGAGTTCAACAAACTGTTCTTAGACACTCAAGAAATTAAGATTTCAGCATGGGCAGGTCTTACACTGTTACTTGCTCAAGTTAGTGGGTGGATATCCCGTTTCTACTACCACAAACTTCCAGCAAGAAAAGAGAAAAGATTACAAAAAATCGTATCCGAAAATCACCTAGAAAACTTTGTATTAGAAGCTTCTTACACTCAATTTCCAATTATTGTCACATTATCATCAAGAAAAACATATGTAGGCCTGTGCTTTGGTGATGAGTTAACAGATAGCGAAGTAGAAAGCGTAGCAATTTTACCTTACCTTAGCGGGTATCGAAATAAAGATGACCTCACCTTTGAGGATACAACCAACTACTGGAACCACTATCAAAGCGAAGGGATTTTTGACAGTTCACATGAGCATCTAACTCTTAATGATTTCAGAGTCATACTACCTCGCTCAGAAATCGAGTCTTATGCCTTTTTTGACATTGATACTTATATCAAATTCAAAGAGAACGAGAGAAAGCAAAAGCTAGCCAAACTTCAAGGTAGCCCACCCGTCCATGTAACAGGGTTTACAATAAGGTCATAGCGGCCCTCGGTAGCTGTATAAAAACACAGCCTTTTGACGTATGATTATTAAGTCAGTCAATAAGCTAGGTGTTTTATATGAGAGTGTTGTGTCCAGAATGCGGCGAGAAAAGCCGCATCCAAAAATCTAACCGTATATCTTCAGGTTATGCCGACTTATATTGTGCTTGTAGCGATGCAGAGTGTGGGCACACATTTGTGATGAACTTATCTTACAGCCACACACTAAACCCTTCTGCGAAAACAACTTCACAGATGGCATTTAACTTGGTTAAAGCTCTAGCGCCAGATCAGAGAAAAGAGCTGAAGCAGCAACTTTCAATGCTATAACTTGAACTCTGGACTATCCACTTCATCAGCCATTTGGATGATCATCTGAATGGCTTCTACTTTGTCGTTATCGAGTTTACCTTGATTGTCTGCGACCACTAACCCCATCAAATACGCACCGACCTGCGCACGGCTTTCGGCTTCAGTGCTTAATGCTACTCCATCGATGATGAGCTCCAGTGCTTTCTGGAATAACTGTTTTTTATTAGACATATCAATACCCTTAACAACTACATCGTCAATATACTGTATATACATACAGTTTTCTACCAATTCTTTGCAGCCTATGTCACTGTATCGAAAGTTGATATAGAGAATCTCATCGTCCGAACTTTTTATCTAAGTTGGTATCCATTCTTCTTTCATGAAGCTTTCCCAAGCAGGGTCAGACCTGTCTAACTCCATTTCTAGAAAGTACTTATCGAGTATTTTTTGGCTTTTAGGTGGAATTCTACAGTTATTGCCACTGGACCAAGGGCGGTCGCTCCCGCTCCCTTCAGAAGCCTCCGACAAGTCGGACTCTTTCTTAATGAGTTTCCATTCCGTTTCTCGCGTATAAACAAGTAAACCTGAACCTTCCACCCCATCAGTGACAGTAACAATTTCACCGTATTTGTTTTCGCGTTCTTTTGTAACTAAGCGGATTGGACGCTCAGACGATCTAAGCCGATGCCCGCCCATATAATCCATGTAAGCAGAAAAGAAACCACAGTCGGCCGCTCTTCTGGCCTTTTCAAACAAGCAGTATTCTTGCTCTTCATCGATACGACGAAGCTCTCGCCAAATGGTCACTGGCGGCGTTTTCTGGAATTGGAACTGACGAAAGCAGAATGTACGTGACCAAGCGGTGACGTTCTTTACGGTTTCTTGAAGCTTGGCTCTTTTATTGTCTCGGTCGACTTCGCCTTCAAGGGCATAACCATCAACGTTTTTCGAAATATACTTAGCAAGATAAGCAACGGCACCTCCGGCAGATTGATCGATCAGCTTTGCATCAAAGCGCGCTTTCATCGCTTTGGTTCTTGGTGTACCGTCTTCAAAATATAGGTCTTTGGGCTCTCTAAACTGATACGCTTCAAGCCCTGCGATGAACGCCTTTACGTGCTCTAACGGCATGAAAAATACGCCATGCCAGTGAGGTGTGCCGTCTTGGTGAGGCTCGACTACTCTCATACCGTAATACACTAACTCACGGTAATCGGCCCAGGCTCTAAACAAATTCCAGCCATGGCTTAGCCAAGCATGTGCGTCTTTAGGGTTAGCTCCGTCAAACTTGGGGTTTTCTATCCAGTATTTACCGTGTTGTTTGAGCCTGTGAAATCGGCTCGGTGAGGTCATGGTGACAAAGATTGCGACATGATCATTGCTCTCTGCATACTCCTGGCAACCAGCAATACGTGCCATTAGCTCATGTCTACGATTTGCAGGATTGCTTTGAGACGAATCAATGACTGTTTTTAGGTCAACGACATCCCCGCTTTCGGACTCTATCGCCATCAACTCAATCCACTCTCGTTGACGGTCTTGGCGAATAGTTAACCATTCACAAGCAGAGTTAGAGGCATAAGGTGAGCTATGTGGGGAAACCATACCAGCAGCACGACGAGCATTCTCAAATACCGCAACAACAATACGGCCAATAGCTCTACGCCAAAACGCTTCATCCATTAGCCTAACAATCATTGAATAGGCTTGGTTGGTATCCTCAACATGTGCGAAATGAGGTAGCCACAGGGAAGCGCCTGTAAATTCATTGATAAATGAGATTGTCTCAATTGGTGAGAGCCCATGCTCTGACGCGAGCCTGACTCGGTTTCCGCAGCGCCCGGCCATTTCAACAGCCAATTTCGCTCTTTTGATTTCATTATCAACTTTCCACCAAGCTTCAGGTAACACGGAAAACGCAGATGCAACCGCGCTACTACGCTTTTCAATAAACTCGATTGCTCGCTTAAAGCCATACTTTTTTAATCGGCTCGAGGCCGCTTTATCAATATAGTTGCGGATATCGAAAGGTAGCTTGAGCTTGTTAGCAGTCATAGACGCAAACTCAAATACTCTTTCTCGCGGTGTAAGTTCACCATCATGAACCCATACGCCATTCACGAAAGAAAGTTGGGAAGTGCCTTTTTGATTATCCAGATAAGAAATCAACTCCCGATGCAGATTGCTTGGGAGTCGATTTAGTGGATTGCTTAGGTTAATGTTGTTCTTCTTCATGAAAGTTAAGAACGTGCCACCACACGATTAGGTAAACGCAAAGACTTTTGCTTTTGTTTCGTGAGCCACACTCTTTTGCGTCGCTCACGCTCTGTTTCTGTTGTTGCTCGTTTTGCTTCAAGCTCAGCTCGTACCTTCTCTAGCCAAACAAGGCCGCGTTCTTTGTCTTCCTTTGTCAAAGAGTAATGCGGCAAATCCGGACAAGGTAAATGGCAAGGTTCAGTAAAAGTTTGAATGCTCATATCTCAGCAAACTCCTGTGCATCTACGACGATAAACCCGCCTAGCCCTTCGCCTTCGCTTAAAACTCCGTGGCGAATGTGGTTACAGTTAAGTAGCTCGCAAGCTTGATTAACGGCATCGTCTAACGAATCGAAATCTCCAAGCGCTGTTGTTTCTGGCTCTTGAGTGTGTTTGTGGCGCTTCATCGCACCATCACCAAAAAGTCGAATAGCTACGTATTGCATTAGGCACGATCCCCTCGCTCGGAGATGGCCTTCATTTCTAAACCCGCTTGTCGCCGAATATCTTGCCAAAGACGAATGTTTGAGTTTTGCTGGCACTCTTGCCCTTCGACTGGGTTCTGTTGGTACTTGCTGATGTTCAGCGCAGCAACGTTCTGTATGTGTAAAGCTTCTTCTAGGGTGTTTAGTTCAATCGTTATCATGTGGAAATATCCTTACTATTCTCTGGAGTTAACTCAGTCCAGGAACCGGTGCACCACTGGCGATGAAATCCACGCTCATACTTAGTAATGGCGTGATGCCCGTTGTGCGACTTTCAAGATCAGAGATAAGCGCGACCAGATTGCTGATACTGCAATGCGCCTTGTCGATGATGGTTTGCTTGTGTGAACGGCTAATGCGGCTGCTTCCGCTATGTTCCAGCGCCATGCGAGATAGATCGCCAGAGTGCACCGCGTTTTCGAGCGCCCGCTTGATGAAGGTTTCTTCACTCGCTTCACTTGGGATATGCGCCATCACCACACCAAGGCCAAGCAAAAGGCTATTAAGAATGGTGTAGTTGCCACTCGCTTTGGTTATCAGCACAAGTTCTACGTTGGTTAGAATGTGCGGCTGCTCTGGGTTGAGCTTATTGCGCAGCATAGTGGCATTCATTCCTACGGCTTTTGCTAACTTGGTCATGTTCTCCGAGTTCGCAAATGCACAACACGCTTCGTTAAATGCCTTTTGTTTAGAGCCACGGAATTCGCACATTGAGTCAATTTCGTTCATAGCGAATACTCAATTGAAGAAATACGGTACGAAAACGAAACCCCAACCAAGGATGTTTAGCCACCAAGGGCAATGCTCTTTGGTTGGAGTTAAGGAAGATAAGCGCATGATCACCTACCCCAAGTTTTCCATTGCTTCGCGAGTAGCAATTTCAAGTAACGCCACCATGTTGATTAGCGGTGTTTCTTTAGGTTTCGTTTTACTTTTAATAGGTAAGCGATTATCTGCTACCCAATCCATGATGGTGCGCTTAGGCATACCAGAGAACTGGGAATATTGGTCGTACGTCATGAAAGGGGTATTTAGGACTACTTGATATGAAAGCATAATGCTATCCTTGTAGGTTATTGAATGTATTACTTCGGGCTAATGAGTTGCCGCTCACCCGAATCGACAATACGATTACGGATCGACAATGCAATCTAATCAACTAAAAATCGAAATACCGAACTATGTTAGCGGTAAAGATTTTCTTAAAAAGCTAATGCAAGTTACAGAAACCGAGCAACAACAAGAGCTTGCTGCTATTTTTGGCATACCAAAATCAACGCTCGCGACTTGGCGGCAACGCGACTTAACACCTCATGAAATTGCCGTAAGAGCGCATTTGAAGCTTGGCGTGTCCTTAAACTGGCTACTTCTAGACGAAGGTGAGCCTTTCACAAACTCAAAAATGAACACGCACACAAATAAATTCGCAAATGAGACCTGCATTTTTGATGTTGACTGCTTTGCAATAGAAGATGGAAAGCTTAAGAACAGAGGAGTTATTTCATTTGATAAAGCTCTTCTAAACGAGCTCGGAGTGGTAAATGTGATGGCGATTAAAGATGGCCAGAACACATACCTGATTAACAAAGAATCTCGTCAGGCTGTTAGCGGCACATACCTCGTGGATATGGACGGCCTACTCTCCCTGAACGAAATCCAACGCTTACCAGGCAAGAAACTAGCGATCAGCTTTAATGGCTCGACTCTAACGGTTGAGGAAGATGAAGTAAGGGTCGTGGGTAGAGTTGCGTTGGTGATGGAGAAGAAGTGATGGAGAATGTAATAACTCAACATACCGAGTTATTGACGATTTAAAGTCATATCAATAAGGTTGCTAGATGACAAAAATAATAATTGACGACTCTTTAGATAAAGTAATCGCTTCATATAAAGAGCTCATTGAAATTACCAAAGCAATAGATTTTGAACAAAAAAATCATGTTACTTCACAACTAAATGATCTATTAAAAAAACTTGAAGTTAATATTCTTATAATAGAAGATGAGTGGTCGTCGACAAGTAAGAAGTTTTTCAAAGCTATAAAAAACTCTATATTAATACTGACTAATATATATGTTCTACCAGAGAGCAGCGGTTTAAAATTTAACACCGATTTAATATTAGATAGTGAAATCCCAAATAGAGGTCTTCTAGATAAAAAAGTAAAAGCACTATCACTGGCAATAAGTTCGTATGGTATTACCTTCACCGTTGAAGGTATTGATATGCTTGGTGACGATGTCACTAAACTAATAAAAAGCGAAGAGGTCATATCAAAGAAAGTCATTTCTATTCAAAAAGATATTGACGAGTTAAAAAATTTAAATCTTCAAGAGATAGAAAACAAATCTATAGAGCTTGAAGAAATTATATCTAAAAGAATATCCGATTCTGACCATCAAATAATTCAAAAAATAAATAGCAACACAAATGAAGCGACAAAAAAATTAGATAATTTATCTAAGCAATTCACAGATAGCTATAGTACCTGGTCAAATAAGCTCTCAGAAGAACGTGAAGAAATAATATTTAAAACAGAAAAGGATATTAGTGAATTACAAGCTAAAATTGAAAACTTGTCCTTCGTATTAGAAAACAATATAAGAAAAGAAGTCAATTCATTTGCAAACCAGAAGAAGAAGCTCACTGATATATTGGGCTCACTAAGCGAATTTCGTCGTTCTAAATCTGACATAGATCAAGCAGAGAAAGAAAAGAAAACTGCAAACCAATTTCGATGGCTTGGTTTATTTATGATGCTGCTTCCCTTAGCGGCATTTATTCTTTTCTTTGTTGGTTTTACGGCTAACAATAATGGTGTTTCATCTCTTACATTCGTATTCCCAGACGAAGTGACAGGCTACTTCCTTCGATTTCTAACTATAATTTTATTTAGTTCGCCTTCTGTATATCTTCTCAAAGAGTCAGCTTACCACCGAGGTCAAGAACGACACTACAGAGAACGGGGACTACAGCTAGCTTCTATCGGTCCATACCTCGAAGAGTTCACACCAGAAAAGCGTATAGAGGCCAAGCAACAGCTTATGGATAATTTTTATAGGCATAATGAAGGGAAAGCCGATACTAGTAATGTTCCCGATTTTATCAAGAACATGAATGAAGCAGTTAAGTTGGCGCATGCGATAAAAACACCGCCAGCAAATAAGCCAAGCAAGAAAGAACAAACGAGTACCGTTAACGGTTAAATAATTATTTTAAGCGCTTACTCTTCCTAGCTGAAACTCGGCGCCTATTAGGTAAGACACTGGCGATCAGCGTTAATGGTCCAATACTGACTATTGATGATGAAGTAAGGGTTGTGGGTAGAGTTGCGTTGGTGATGGAGAAGAAGTAAATGGTCATAGAACTCAATAAGGTAACTGCTATCAATGTACCCGAGCTCACTAACCATGACTTCGAGTTGGCGGACGCTAGGCCAAGCACCCTAGAAAATATACGCCAAATCAATGTGATAATCGGGCCAAATAGTTCAGGAAAAAGTCGATTTATACGTACGATTTTTTCCAACGGCATTACAGCATTCGACTTAGGCCAGGGATTATACAAAGCAGCAATTGACGAACTCAATTTGAGCACCCCCCCTTTCCCTTCAGTCTATACAGCTGTAAATAATCTATTTTCACTCCCTGAAAAAGCATTGCTCGATTCCAACCTCCTCTCGAAAGTCCGAAGTGTAATTGAGAAGGAGCTCCTTAATACCCGGCGTACTGTCACGCAAAGCGATATTTCTGACATCATCGAACAATATTTTTCGACAGACTTTCAGAATAAAATGACTGATGTAAGTGCATCTGTTGATTTCAACATGCAAAGTACAAGGAAAGAGTACATCCCTATCCTTCGTGGTCTTCGTACATTAGTAGCAACCAACGACGTTTACTTAGAGCGCACATTACAAGATTACTTTGGTGGCTTGGTCTCGGGTTCAACGCTCAACATTTTTACAGGCCATACTTTGTACGAGGATATGGTGTATGCGTTATTAGGCACTGAAGAAGAACAAGAAAGCGTCAAAAAATACCAAGACTACCTTTCAATACACTTCTTTGAGGGTCAACGTGTAAATATCATCCCCCGCAAAGATAGAGATGACAATAAATCGTCGAAAGAAAACAATGTCGTCCATATCAAAATCGGTGATGAGCCCCAGCGCCCAATCTATGAGCTAGGTGATGGTATTCAAGCCATGATCGCGCTTACTGTCCGTCCATTCCTAGAAAAAGAACCAACAATCTTTTTCATCGAAGAGCCTGAACAAAACCTACATGCTGGTATGCAACGCGCACTAATTGAAGCCTTTAGAGCATGCCCTCAGCACATGTTCTTCTTTACCACACAATCAAACCACTTTGTTGACTTAACGTTAGAAGCTGATGACCTGAACCTTATCAGTGTGAAGAAAACCGTTGCTCAAGATGGTAAAGCGACATCTATCGTTCAAAGCCAAGCTAACAATAACGAAGTTCTCAAAGACCTGGGTGTCCTAGCTTCTTCAGTGCTTTTGGCCAATTGCTCGATTTGGGTTGAGGGCATTACTGATAAACGCTACCTACAGGTTTACTTAGCCAAGTATCTAGATGAGCTTGAAACTTTAAGTAGTTCTGAAGATGGTACTCTAGCAGAACGCGAAGCCGCTAAAGCGCGCGTTGCCAAGCTACGCACATACAATGAAAATCTGCATTATGTTTTTGTTGAGTATCAAGGCTCTAATATTACCCACTGGGCATTTACAGATGAGGCAGATCCCGAAGAAACTTCGCAAACACCAGCTCAAAAGCTAAGTAAGGACATACTGCTTATCGCAGATGCAGATATCGGCAGTAAAGGCAGTCGTGTTAAAGATCTGCAAGAGGCCCTTGGTGAGCGCTTTGAGCTACTCGACTGGAAAGAGATCGAAAACTACCTTCCTCATTATGTTTTGCTTGATACAGCAAGAGTACGGTGGGATACATTTAACCAACGAAAAAACTGTAGCATAGACCGTTTTGATAGAATTCTAATCAATCGATTTAAAGATCGTGTCTCTGGTATCGGAGGTATCCTTGAATACTATGTGGATAAACCACCCACTCTAGCTAGAAAATTTTATGAGGCTGATTCAGGCACCATCAAAGATAAAGTTAAGTTTTGCGATGCGGCCGTTGAACTCATGAACAGAGAAGATTATGAGTGGCAGCTAAGTACTGAATTAAGCGACCTATGTAATAAGTTATGGTCATTTATCGAAGAATGTAATTAGATTTTAGCAGCCAACTAAGTTGGCTGTTTCTATATAAGGATTTTAAATAGTGGCTTATTACTGGGTAAACATCGGGGACTCACAAGAAGAAGTAGAAAAGCATAACTTTTTGTGGGCACCTGAGTATGGAATCAATAAAAATGGGAAACGGTTTGTTAATGCAAGCTGGAAACCAGTACCAAAAGTTAAATCTGGTGATGTCATAATTTGCCATAGTAGTAAACACGTTGTTTACTTGGCCCAAGCTACGTCCGATGCATACCCTCATCAACGTCCGGACACTAGAACCTACGATAAGTGGAAGCTTGAAGGCTTTAAGATCGACGTTGAACTCATAGTGCTACCACAGCCAATTAAGAATGCCGAATTCAAAAACGAGATCATCGATAGATTCAACTCCTCATGTGTTCCTAAGCTATTCAACTCTAGGCGTGAAGTGGGCGAAAACTACATGGTCTCTATCCCGGAAGCCGTAGCAGATATCGTTTTAAGCGCTGTTGGTGAAGCAGCCTCAAAAATTCATAGACCAATCCGCAGCGATGAAGATGCAGCAAAGAAAAAGAAACGAAAACGCAAAGCTTATCTCGAGCGTCAAAAACAAGCTATTGTTAACGCTCGTATTGGTCAGGGTCAATTCAGGAAAGACGTATTAGAACTTTGGGACAATACTTGCCCAGTTACAAATATTACTATCCCAGAGTTATTGATTGCTTCACACATTGTTTCTTGGGCTTTAAGTGATGATCAAGAAAAAGTCGATGGTTACAACGGCCTTCCACTATCTCCGAACGCAGACAAATTGTTCGACAAAGGACTAATTTCTTTTTCCGATAACGGTGAAATATTAATTAGCCCTTCCCTGCCTATAAAAACTCTGAATGCTCTAGGTATAAGTGAACACACGGTAATTAACGGCCTTACTGGAGAACATGCTTACTACCTTGGCAGACACCGGGAAATATATGGTTTCTAGTATCCCCCTGTAAGGAAACGGGGGATCAGTTAACTATCTTGGTTGTTCAATGGACCACCAGTTCGCTCCCAAAGAAGGTTCTAAGGTAATATAGGATACGACTAACAGAATTGTCGCAAAAACTACCCACCCTTTCTTAGAGAAAACGACGGTAATCTTTGCAAGCCATTGCCAAAAGAAGTCTCCTCTACCATAGCCTCGAATATTAAGCAGACTTAAATAGTGAACTTGGATAAGTGCAGACAGAACCAAGGTAAGCACTAAACTGAACAAACCTAGCAACTGTAGCATCATAAACTTGCGCCCAAAATCCGTTAGTTTATGTAGATAGAACTCGATAACATTAGTCTCAAGTGCAATGTTCTGAATCTTGGGATCAAACGCTTTGTATGCAAGGTCAACTAAAAACAAGCAAGCTGATAGGTAAACAAGTGGTGCTAAGGTGTAAAACCACCAATCATTTGAGGTGTACTGGCCTTTAGCCACTGAAATAGCAATCGTAGTAAATGAAAACGCAAATATGGTGAAGATAGCGATGGCTAACCATGTGAGCACTTGGTCATAAATGGTCGCATACTTCCATATAGAAAAGCACAAAGCAAAAATAGCAAAGAAAAGTACCCCCTTTGCATCATCTGCTGAGCTATGCGAATTGGCCCGTTCACGCCTATCAATGATACGCTCTCGATACTTCTCTTTAGTGATTATAACCGTTGTAGCATTGCCTAAAGCAGGTGCAGAAGACAATCCTGAAAAAATTGCAGCAAAGACTACGCCCATTAACGGGCTAAGCAACATGCTTTGCATGATGCTGTCATTAAATAGTTCTGTAAGGTTCATATTATTTTCCATAAAAAAACCGGATTACTGGCTATAAATAACCAGTATCCGGTATAAGTTGTTTAACGAGGTTTGTACTTGTCTTTTGGAATTTCTAGGCGGAATGCGTCTAGCCCTTTTTGGTGTGCATAAATACGCTTACCTTTGACAGTGATAAACTTCGAATAAATTACAACAGTTTCGTTGTTGGTACTCATAGTGAGTCCTCTTTTAAAGACGCTACTATTGAAAATCCCAACTTTTGTGATAACCTTACAATTGTCTAATTTGCTAGTGGTTATACATTAGCTGGTTTACGAGGTAGTAGCATTACCTCGAAATCTTACTCAATAGGAAGGGGTCGCAGCCTTCCTATTTTTGTATCTACTACTCTGCTTTTAAAGCACTCTTTTTCAGCTTACTTAGCTTAACTTCAGCAGCATGCTCAGTAACTCCAAATCGTTTAGATACAGTCGCAGGTGTATCTACTTCAACATCAACCAAGATGCTGTCTATAAGAAATTCTGATGCAAACTCATCCGCTTGCCATTCGCTGTCTTCGAAAATCTCATGGTTGCCTCTAGCAAAACTAGGTCTAATACCTTGATGCATGACGAGATGACCTAACTCATGTGCAATCGTAAATTTTGCATGCCCACAACCATCTTCTAGTTGGTCGTAGATATCTTTACGTATCGCAATATAGCCTTCATCAGGATAAGCTCGTGCTTCTTCCTCTCCTAATACTTCACCAAAGTAATTAGGCTCATCTTTTTCAACAACTTGGAACTCCAACCAACCGATTGCTTGCAATGCTGCCAACAATCTAGCTACACACGTATTTAGCTGGTAGTTACATTCGCATCGAAAATTTCTTGCCTCACTCCTAATGTTCGCAGCAGAGCGAGGTGAGACTTTCGTACCTAATTTGCGTTGAGGTTTGTCCATTACATCTCCATAATTTTTCTCATCTGCTCACGCTGTTCATCTGTTAGTGATTCATACTTACGAGCAAATGAAACTACCATCTCTCGCTCTTCGTTACTTTTACCAACAAGATCAATTTTAACGTTAGGTTGTGATACTGAAGCCGCAGATTTCAATTCACACACCTCGTTAGCGTTTAATTCATATTTCTCGACAATCTTTTCTATAAGAGATTCAGATATCGCTTTTTTACCTAGCTCTAATCCGGATAGATACGCAGAGCTAATATCAAGCTTTTCTGCCATTTCTTTTAGCAGAATCTCTTTCTCTATGCGTAACGTCCGCAAATATTTGCCAAATGCAGTAGCTTTCATTTTCTAGTGCTCCCCAGACCCGAACGTGTCTCTAAGTAAATAGAATAAACCAATTTTAGTTAATTTCAACCCCTAATTTTGGAAAATATACATAACTAAATATGGTGTTTGATATTAACAAAGTGCACATTGAAGTAGTTACAGCAGTGTATTACTGTATTAATACACAGTAATCATTTTGTTCTCTTTATGTCTATTCGAAATTTAAAAGACGGCTCAAAGAAACCCTGGCTTTGTGAATGCTACCCAAACGGTCGAGTAGGTAAGCGCGTTCGTAAGAGGTTCGCTACTAAAGGTGAAGCTGCTGCTTTCGAACGATTCACCATGCGAGAAGTAGAAGATAAGCCCTGGCTAGGTTCTAAACCTGATCATCGCCGTTTGTCTGAGTTGGTTGCATTGTGGTTTAAGTTGCATGGCAAGAATTTAAAATCCGGTGACCATACTCGTCTTCGTTTAGAAAGCATGGTTTCAGATTTAAACAACCCTATTGCTTCGCATCTCAATGCACAACAACTCGCAGTCTATAGAGCGACTCGCTCAAATAAAGGCCGAGGGAAACAACACAAAGACTTGTCTATTGCTTCTAATAATGTGGATTTCGGTTTGCTCAAAGCAATGTTCAATAAGCTGATAAAGCTTGGTGAATGGAAACTGCCAAACCCAGCTGATGGTATCGAGGCAATCAAAAAGCCTCAATCCGAACTGGCGTTCCTAACCGAGCAAGAAATTCGCCACTTGTTCGAAGTAGCGAGACAAAGCCCAATTGGTGACGAACTGATTAAAGTGTATAAGGTTTGTCTAGCGACGGGGGCACGCGTACGGGAAGCAATATTTTTAAAAGGTTCTAGCTTGGCGAAGTACCGGATCACTTACAGCAATACCAAAGGTAAACGCAACCGGACGGTGCCTATTTCTGAAGAGTTATATCACCAGATATATAAGCCGACCAATGATCGCCTATTCACCTGTAGTTACAACGTGGTGTATAAGTGGTTAACGATCGCCCTTCCCCATTTGCCAGAAGGCCAAGCTACTCACGTTCTACGCCATACCTTCGCAAGCCACTTTATGACGAATGGCGGCAACATTCTTGTATTGAAGGAAATCCTCGGCCATCAGCACATCGATCACACGATGATTTACGCGCACTTTTCCCCAAACCATTTGAGTGATGCGGTGAGGTTTAATCCTCTAACAGCACTAGATATCTAG